GAGGTGAGATATATGGAAGAGCAATTTCTTCACTGCCCCATTCAAGAATTTTAGTATTTTTATCACAGTATACCATAAACTTTCTTTCCCAAAGTGATCTGTAAATAATATTAGTTGGATCACCTTTATACTTTTTAGGATGTGATGGATAGTATTTTCCCCTATAAGCCATCTAAATAACTATACTATAGAAGTATTTAGAGTGCCAGCACCAAGACCAAAAAGAATAGCGGACATATTGCCTAAAATACAGAATGTGGCTCAAACATCAAATTTTCTTGTTAAATTTGCTTTACCAAATGGTGGATTGAAATCTCATATGAGAAGAAAGGGAATAAATGATAGGTTTATTGTTGAAGATGCGGGATTACTATGTTATAATGCAGTATTACCTGGCAGTGGAATGGCTGCGGTTAATACTGTAGGAGATTATCAAGGAATGGTCGAGAGATTTGCACATACACGTAATTTTACTCAAGTTAATTTTGAATTTTATGTTGATAATGAATATAAATCTTTAAAATTTTTAGAACATTGGATGGAGTTTATTACTGGTGCTAATAGAACCGATGTTTCTGGTGATACTTACTTTTTTCAGTTAAATTATCCAGATGATTATAAATCAAATGATACTCGTGTTGTTAAGTTTGAGAAAAATTACTCACAGTTTTTAGAATATAGATTTGTTGGACTATTTCCTATTTCATTAAACTCAACTAGAGTTCAATATGGAACTTCACAAATTCTGAAAGCAACAGCATCATTTAGTTATGATCGATATATTGCTGGTGAATCATCATCACTTGCAAGAGATTTAGGAAGAGCATTTAACGATATAGGTGCAGCATTTGGTAATCCAAATAAAGATGGTGCAAGCACATATGGTGATAATGATAGATTAAATGCATTACAAAGAGTAACTCAAACTAGAGCTGCTAATACATTAAATAGTGATCGAGCTTCAATAGATACATCAATGACAGGTCCTACTCAAACACTTGCTGGTCAAGGTTTAGGTTCAGGAATCACCATCGTATAACCACTATAAATAATGACACTGAAGTGCTCAGAATATTATGCCTTTACCAAAAATTGCAACCCCAACCTATGAGTTGGTATTACCTTCATCGGAAAAGAAAATAAAATATAGACCTTTTCTTGTTAAAGAAGAGAAAATTTTAATTCTTGCGATGGAGTCACAGGATAGTACACAAATTGCGAATGCAGTTAAAGATGTGATTTCACATTGTATTATTTCAAGAGGAATAAAAGTTGAAAAATTATCAACATTTGATATTGAATATTTGTTTTTGAATATTCGTGGTAAATCTGTTGGAGAAGACATTGAAGTGATGGTAACTTGCCCAGATGATGGGAAAACACAAGTTCCAACATCGATTAATATTGATTCAATAAAAGTTCAAAAAGATGAAGACCATTCAAGAGATATTAAATTAGACGATAATTACACTCTTAGAATGAAATATCCATCCTTAACTGAGTTTATTAAAAACAATTTTGCTACTACTGAAATGAATGTAGATGATACATTCCAATTAATATCAAGTTGTATTGAACAAGTTTACTCTGAAGAGGAATCTTGGACATCTGAAGATTGCACAAAGAAAGAATTATCTCAATTTTTAGATCAATTGAATTCAAGTCAATTTAAAGAAATTGAAAAATTCTTTGAAACAATGCCTAAATTATCTCATAAAGTTATGGTAACAAATCCAAATACCAAAGTGGAAAGTGAAATTGTATTAGAGGGGCTACAGAATTTTTTCGGGTGAGTATGGCACACGAAGATCTTGAGTCATACTATAAATTGAATTTTGCTTTGATGCAGCATCATAAATATAGTTTGACAGAGCTTGAAAATATGATTCCTTGGGAAAGGGAAATCTATGTTTCACTTTTACAACAACATGTTGAAGAAGAAAATTTAAAAGCACAACAAGAACAAAATGGATGAGGAGCAAGGTTTAAGTTCACCGATAGCAGGAGGTATTAGAGCCGTTAGAAATACGGTATCTTCTAGTATCTTTACTGGTCGTGCTGTTCCACCACCTCAAACAGATCCACAAACAACAAGTTTACTCACACAAAATTCATTAACTCTAACTACAGTATCAAAGCAGTTGGAGAATATATCGCTTAATTTAAGCACACTTAATTTTTCATTAGCAAATATAAAAAATAATTTAGCGGTCAGTGATACATTAGATAGACAGAGAGAATCAGCAAAAAGAAATAGAGATAGAATATTAGCAGAGCAAGGACTAAGAGAAGGAAAGGAAAGTGCGATTGAAAAAAGAATTCAATTTGCTTTACAGACACCTGTTCGTAGAATTGCTGCAAAAACACAGGGAATATTAAGTAGATTGGTCAATTTCTTCTTAATATTAGCGGGAGGTTGGTTAACAAATACTGTCATTGACATGATTGGTGCAAATGCCGATGGAAATGTTGACTTGATGAATAAACTAAAAGGTAAATTGACCACAGGTTTAATAGTTATAGGAGCGACACTAACAGCTGCTACAATTGGATTAAGAAAAGTTTTTGGATTAACAGCACTTTTAGCATCGAGAGCTTTTAGATTTGGTTTTAATAATATCTTAAGAAGACCTTTCGCTTCAGTTTTGACATTATTACGTGGAAAAGTAGGTGCAGTCTTAGGAATAGGAGGTGCTGTTGCTGGTGGTGGAGGAGGAAGAGGTGCACTTGCACTACTAGCTGCCCCGTTTGTTTTTATTGGTAATCAATTAAAAAGACTTGGAAAATTTTTAGGTATGAAACCAGAAACTCCTCCTGCTGGTGGTGCAGGTGCAGGTGCAGCTGCTGGTGCGATAAAAGGAGGATTTAGAGGTGCTTTCAGACAAATATTTGGCGGTATAAGAAACTTCTTTGCATTTAGCACATTATTTGATATTTTTATAAATGGTGAAAATCCTGTTGATGCGATAAAAAATAATCTCGGTGGAATATTGACAACTTTAGTTCTTGCTCCACTGGTTGTAGGTGCTATAAAATTGTTAGCATTACCAGCTTTAGCAGCAACAATTCTAAAGTTTATTCTAGGAAGTGTTACGTTTGGAATTGGAAAGAATCTATTTTCTAAATTTAAATTCGGGGGAGGAGCAGCACAACAGCAAAATGAAGTAGAAATAAAACCAATTGAAGAAACAACTGACACTATCTCATTCGGAGTTGGTAATCAAGATAATATTGAATCAACCACAACTGATAATACTTTAGTTGCACAAAGAGATGAAATTAATTCAGATGCTATAGTTCCAATTAATAATAAAAGAGAACTGAATGTAGCAGAAACAATATCTAATATTGAAGAGGGGCAACCTACAATAGTAAACATTCCAGCAGGAGATGGTGCAAATCAACAAACACAATTAGCGTCTAATGGGCAGGTTGAAGATCCAGCAAGTTCAATTCCTTTCATAGGATTTGATAATGATAATATTCATACATCTTATGCTGTAACCACATTCGGAGCCTTTGCATAATGTCATTAAGAGCAAGAAGAGACTCATTATTAAAATCATCGATAAGTATAAAATCGATGAGAGACTCTGTTGCTAAATTTAATAAAGGATTAAATGCAGCAAAAAAGAGTGCGTTTGAAATTGTAAAGAATACAAAAGAGTCAAATTTATTTAAAAGAACTTTAATATCAAGTGATAATAATTTCTTTAGAAAAAGACGAGAAAATATAAGAAGAAAGGATAGAGAAGATGAAATTGAAGCAGTATCATTATCAGGTGCAGTTAAACAAAAAGGAGCTATACTTGCAAAGAGCACAAGAGGATTTCTTGGTAGACTGTTAGATTTTGTTGGAATATTGTTGATTGGATGGGCTGTAACAAATCTTCCAAAAATAATAGCAGCTCTTTCTGGATTGATAAATCTTATACGAAGAGTAACAAAAATTTTGGGAACTTTTGTTAATGCAATAAAGGATATTATTGCGGGAATAGGTTCAGTTATTAACGAAGCTCTTTCTAAGATACCATTTTTTGATTATCAAAAAAATAAAAAAGGTATTGAAGAAAATATTGAAAAAACATCTAGTGGTTTAGCAAGATTAGATCAACAATTAGTCCAAACTGGTAATGAGTTTACAGATTTTGGTGATGAAATGGATCAAATTTTGGAAGATGAAAAAACAAATTCTCAAAATGTAGAAGGAACTAAGAATACATCAACAGAAAATCAAAAGGAAGGTGATGTAGAACAAATTAAAGAACAAAGTGAAAAGATAGGATTTGGAGTTGATCAATTTATTAAGAATAATAAAAAAGAAGATGAGAAAAATCCTGAACAAGAGGAAGATTTAATAAAGAATATAAAATATCCAACACCATCAAGTAATGAATTATCTTTAAATAATATAAAAGATCCTAAAGAGGAAGCAAAAAAAATTCTTGAAAGTAAATTAAATGAACAAAATCTTGATGGTGAAAAAATAGTTGGTGATGGTATATCAGATACATTAAAAGGAAAGTCTGAGTCAACACCAACTTTGATCGCAGAAAAACCAAAGCAAACAGAATTATCCGATGCAAAAGGTAGAATAGAAAATATTCAAAAAACCGTAAAATCAGAATTTATTGCATTTACTGGTGATATGAATCTTGAAGATTTAAAAATGCCAGAAAAAAATATGAAACCATTGAAGAAAGATAAGTCAACTTCTGTTAGAAGTAGAAGAAAAAAACAAGGTAATACTATTTTTCTGATAGAAAAACTATCGGAAATGCCTTCTACACCAATGATGGCAAGTAGTGGTGGTAAATCATTTAATATTCAACAACAAGTTAGTAAGGAAAAAATATTGATGAATTTACAAAGTGCATCCTCTCTCAAATACACATAATGGCAGCAATAGATAAATCACTATACGAAAAATTTATTATTGAATCAGTAGATGGTTCAAAAACTGCAGATATATCAGCAGGTGTAGTTAGTTTTAATTATTATGAAGATTTATTTTCTCCAATGATAACTGGAAAGGTTGTTGTGGTGAATACTGGTAATTCAATAAGAGGTGATGATGGTAAAATGCAATCTTTATATAATGGTTTTCCGTTACGAGGTGGAGAAAGAATTATTATAAAAGTAGCTGGTAATTCACCTACAAATAAAGGATTAGATTTTTCTGAGAATCCTAGTAAGTATCTTTATGTTGGTTCAATTACAAATGTTCTTATAAAAGAGGAAAAAGAAACCTTTACTTTGAATCTAGTATCAAGAGAAGCAATCACAAATGAAACAATCAGGGTAGGTAAAAGATTTCCTACATCTCAAAAAATATCTGATTCAGTAAAAAATATTGTAGAACAATATTTGGCTTCTGATAAACTTTATGATATTGATGAAACTCAGAATCCATATGGGTTTATTGGAAATATGAAAAAACCTTTTACTATATTAACTTGGTTAGCGTCTAAATCTGTTCCAGCAGGTGCTTCTAAAGAAGATTCAACAGCTGGTTACTTTTTCTTTGAGACACAGAAAGGATTTAGATACAAATCAATTGATGAGTTAATAGATCAAGAACCATATGAAAAAAAGTATACTTATACACCAGGCATTGTTGAATACAAAGGACCTAATAATGATTTTAAAATATTAGAATATAGCACATCAAAAAATCAAAATCTCTTAGAGAATCTTGAAAGAGGTGCGTATTGTAGCCATCGAAAATATTTAAATCCTTTAACCTTTGAATATACACCAATACCTCAAACAGTATTCAAACTTAATGATTATTCAGGTAAGATAAAAAATTTAGGTGGAGATATTGATGTGTCCCTTCCTGCATTAAGCGATAAAGATAATCGAAATTTAGCTTCCGTTCCAAGTAGATATATTACAGGAATTTTAGATATTGGAACTATTGAAAATGACGTTTCAACTGATGATAATGCAGATCCAACCAAAATTCATTCACAAGCAATGATGAGGTATAATATATTATTCACACAATTACTTGTGATGACAGTTCCTTTGAACACGAATTTGTTAGCTGGTGATATTATTGATTGTAATTTTCCTAGAATTGATTCGGAACAAAGAAAGGAGATTGATCGACATCAAAGTGGTCTATATATGATAAAGGAAGTAGTCCACTATTTTGATTCTACTGGTTCTTATTCAAAACTTAAATTGGTTAGAGATACTTTTGGAGTTAGAGAAAAATGATAGAAAATAATATTTTAAAAAGTAATTTTTTAGGTAGAGATGGATTTAGATGGTGGGTTGGACAAGTTGCACCAGAAAATGCTCAAGGAAAACAAACAAATGGAAAAGGTTGGGGTAATCGTGTAAAGGTTCGTATATTAGGATATCATCCAGATGATGATGTTGAACTAACAAATGAACAATTACCCTATGCACATGTTTTATTATCTCCTGAGTCTGGCTCAGGAAGAGGGAATAAAGGTAGACCGATAAGAATATTACCTGGAGATAATGTATTTGGTTTCTTTATGGATGGTGATGATGCACAACAACCTGTAATCATGGGTGTCTTTGCAAATACCAAACAAGCATCATCAATAATGAATGGTGAATATTCACAACCTTTTGTTCCTTTTACAGGTTATACTAGTAAAATAAAATCAAGTGACTTCATGATTAAAAATGAAGTTAGTGACCAATCAGGAAGAGATTCTCAAAAATCAGTAAGACATATAAGTAAAAAACAAGCAAAACAACTTCAAGAAAAAACAGGTGAAATAGAAAGATCTGCAAGTGCATCATTAGGTCAAGTTGTAAATTTTGCAGGAAATAATCAAAATACACCAGTCACTAAAATAAAAGCTGAATTACAAAATGCTGTTGATGGATTTGATGTGGCAACAGCAAAAGATAAAGTATCTTTGATTGAAAATGCTGCAAGAAAAATGGCTAATGTTTCATCTGGAATCTCAGGTAGTATTTTAAATAAAACTTATGCAGACTTAGCACCTAAATTAAATACTGGACTTAATAAACTTTATAAAGATGTTTACGGTAAAATTTTATTAGCAACACAAAACGGTGCAATTGCAAAAAAAGCAGCTAATATTGCCCAAGTTGCAATGGTTGGTCCAGTTAAAGCACTTCAAAATTTCTTGCCATGTGCTGCAAAAAATATAAGTGATAATTTATTTGGTTCTATTCGCAATATTCTTACAAGTTTTTTAGATAATGTAAAGAATTTTACTGATTGTATTGGTGATCAATTTGTTGGTGCAATATTTAACGATATAATAGGTGGAATTAATAATCAACTTGGTGGTCTTATGAAGGGTGTATCAAAAATATTCGATGGTGATTTAGTCGGAATGTTAAGGTCAAAAGCAGAGGGAATATTAGGAATAGCAAATGCATTTAATTGTGATTTACCAGTTGCAGATTTAGGTTCTAAAACAAATCAATGGGTTATAGGAAAAGGACCTAAAGATAGTAGAATGTTTAATCTTGAATCAGTGGCAGAAACAATATTAGCAACTGCAAATGCAGCACAATCATTAGGAGAGGCTGCTGAAAGTCCTGGTGGTATACTAGGAAATCTAGGTGTATTTGATTTTATGAGACCAGATGTTAGCACACCTGGTTTTAGTAGTCAACTTAGTGATTGTTACACAGGACCGCCTTTAAATTGTTCAGGTATTCAAGTAAATATTTTTGGTGGAGGTGGAGAAGGTGCCACAGGTAAAGCAATATTAGGTTCTATTGTCGGTGATACCTTTGCAGAGCAAACTGGAAGTCTTTTAGGTATAAAAATGACTGATGGAGGTTCAGGATATAGAACCCCTCCTTTTGTAGAAATAGTTGATAATTGTAACCAAGGTTATGGAGCTGTTGCAAGAGCAGTTATAGATTATGATCCAAAATCACCCACCTACCAACAAGTAACTGATGTTTATATTGTATCATCTGGTGAAAATTATCCTGTAATCGAACCCGATGATGATGGTATCTATAATATTGACCACGTAGTTGTTGTTAATCCTGGTGAGGATTACTCCCCAGATGATGTAATCACTGATGATAAAGGAAACATATATGATAAAATACTTGATGAAAGTGGAAGAATTTTGAATGTCATACCACCTAACCCTGAAACCACAAATGTTGAGGCAGTATTAGAACCACAAGAACTCACCATATCTACATCGACTGGATTTGGTGCAATTTTGAAGGCACAAATTCTACCAAGACCTGAATATCAAGGTGAGATTAAACAAGTTATAGACTGTATTAGTCCTCGTGATGGTATTGTAGGTTTTGTAAATGGTGAAGCATATTATGGTCCTTTTCACATCATGTCTAATGGAGTTAAAATGACAGGTGTGAAACATAGTGGAAGTGATTTTATAATATATGATACACCACAGGAAAGTCGAACATCGACAACTACAACTACACAGACAAATGTTTCCAGCACCACAACCCAGACTACTACAAGTAGCACTTCTACAACTAACACAGTTAACAATACAAATCAACAAACGACTCAGCAGAGTAACACTTCTGTTTCTGATAACACTCCTAGTGATAGCGGGTCTTCGGGATCAGGTGGGGGATACTCAAGTTACTGATAAATATTAATAATATAATAGAACTATGTCAGAAAGACCCGAAGAACAACAAAATTGGCAAAATAGAGAGTATGATTCTTATGGTCCTCATTTTAGAATTGATACTGGAAATCCTCAAATGGGATACAACGGAACTGTTGTTTATGATTTGTTAGGTTCTGGCAGTGACGGGAATACAAGTGCTGTAGGTATGACTCATGGTGGTTTATATCACATTTATAATGATCAATGTATAGAAATTGTCGGTGGAAAAAGAGTAGATGGCGGGGGTGTTTGTGTCAATATCATAGGTTCAAGTGGAGATGTTACAATTACTGCGTTGAGTAGTGGTGATGTAAAAATAACTGGTAGAAATATAATTTTAGATGCTGATAAAAATGTTGAGGTAAGAGCTGGAGGAGACTTTAGAGTAAATGCATCAAATTCTATCAACATGAGTTCAAATACTTGTTATATCAAAGCACCATATGGAAAGATAAGAGTTCGTGAAGTTGGTTGGATGGGAGGTGTTTTTGCTGGAACATCAGTTTCTGAAAATGTCTGGGGTGCATAATGTCAAAGTTCACATCAGGTAACGTCCCGTATCCAGATTACGACGCTGCTGACACAACTAATTTTAATAAAAAAGTAGAGTTTACTGATGATGTTTTCATCTATGGACAACTTTACGCTGATATTGACTCTCAAGATATAACTTTCGCTGATAATCAACCATTTACAAGCGTTACAATAAATGATAATTTTTTCGTAACAGGTTTTTCAACTTTTTTTGGACCTGTTGACGTTGATTATCTAACTGTATATCAGAGACATAATGTTGGTGCTTCGGGCACAGTATTTGTAGCAATATCAAGCACATCTGATTTAGATGGACAAACAGGTGGTCGGGTTGGTATTGGATCTACACAACCTGATGCAAGGTTTCAAGTAGGAGTTGGTGATACTTCCTTTGTAGTTACTGATTTAGGTCTTGTTGGTATTGGAACTACTCAACCAGCACAAAAATTTCAAACTGGAATAGGAACTCAATCATTAGTTGTAACAGGTGTTGGCACTCTTGGTGTTGGAACTGCAAGTCCTGGTGATTTTGGCATCAATAATGGTGTTCATGGAGAACTAGTTGCAGATTTTGATGGAAGTGTAAGAATATCGAGAAATATTTACGATTCATCAGGTTCACCAGGACAAAATGGATTCTTTATGAATCGAGATGCAAATGGTATTCGATGGGTTTCATTTACACCTGTAGAGACTGAAGGTGTATTTTTACAAAATGAAGGTGTATATGTTCCAAGTGTTGGTGCGGCTCAATCATTCACAGTTCTTAATTTTGTTCAGAGGAATAGTGAGGGACAAGGAACTGATACATTAGAAGCAACAGCACAAGATCCTACTACTGTCACAGGTATAGCAACTATCTACACTAATGATTTATGGGGTCATCAAGGAACTGGTGCTGGTGCAGCAATTTACAGGCAATCCAGAGTAGGTATTAATCAGTCAAATCCTCTTTACCAACTAGATGTAAATGGTGATCTTCATGCTAGTGGTGCAGTTGCTTTTGATAGCACATTAAATGTTAATGGGGGAGTTACCCTTGATAACACTCTTGATGTAGACGGTCTAGTAACTTTTAATGATACAACAGATGCATCAAGCACAACATCTGCTTCAGTTCAGATTGATGGTGGTGTTGGTATAGTTAAGAAACTATTTGTAGGTAGTGATACAAAAATATCAGGAACATCTGAAAGCACCACAAAAGATAATGGAGCATTAATTGTTGAGGGTGGTGTTGGTATAGAAAAAAATATTAATATTGGTGGTGCTGCAGTTATAGCAGGAAGATTAGATGTTGATGATTCAACACAATCAACAAATACCACGACTGGATCTGCTGTTATTGATGGGGGTTTGGGACTTGGTGGTAATTTAAATTCTGGAGGAAGTGGCACATTTGCTGGTAGACTTGATGTTAATGATGGCACTCAATCAACAAGCACTACTAGTGGAGCAGCTGTTATTGATGGTGGTGTTGGAATTGTTAAAAATCTAAATGTAGGTCAAAATGTTAAAATTGATGGTAATTTAGAGTTAGATGCACAATTAACTGACTTTTTTGGTAATGAAGGTGTTGGTGTTTGCAAAACTGATTATAGGTTGTCGTCATTTAATGTATCTGGTGTAGGTGTCGGTGTTTCTTGGAGACCATCTGGGGTGCAAACAAAGAGGACTTTATGGGTATCAAAGAATGGATGTGATACTAATAGTGGACTACTTGAAGGAGATGCAAAATACACTGTAGCTGCAGCAGCTGCAATTGCTCAAGAAGGTGATACAATAAAAGTAAGATCAGGAGTTTACATAGAAAATAATCCAATCGGATTAAGAACTGATGTCGCTATTACAGGTGAAGATTTGAGATTGGTAACTATTGTTCCAAATAATACAAATCGAGATGTATTTCATGTTAGAAGAGGATGTTTAATTGAAAACTTAAGTTTTGCTGGTGCAACTATCACAACTAACCATCCACGTTGTGGTGGTGTTGCATTTCCACCAATACAAGAAAGTATTGATTCTGGTTTAGATTTTCAGGCAGTCTCAGGGTATACTGCATTAGGTCCTGCGAATGAGGGTGCTGCAGGTAGATGGAGATCACCATATGTAAGAAACTGCACGAACTTTATGACAGGAAGTATTGGTATGAAGATAAATGGAGACCATGCTGATGCAGCATTTACGGGAACTAATGATGGTGGTCAAGATTTAAAATCAATGGTGTGTGACTCATATACACAATATAATGAAGCAGGTATTGGAGTATCAATATCAAATAATGGTTATGCACAGTTAGTTTCTATATTTACAATTGGTTGTGAAATTGGTATTGGTGTATCTTCTGGTGGACAATGTGATTTAACAAACTCAAATAGTTCATTTGGTATTAAGGGTCTAGTTGCAGATGGATTTGGAGATATAGAATTTACAGGTATTACTACTAATGGTCCTACTGATGCCCAATCAGATACGATTGTGACTGCAAATACGAAAGATAGTGGGGGAAATATTAGAATTCCATTTGATGGTCAAGGAGTTTATTTTGTGCTTAATATGAATAATTATGAGGATTCAACGTCAACAGCAACTGTATCAGCACCTTTAGAGATAATAAGAGGATTGAAGGTTTTAAATGGTGGAAATGATGGTGATTATAGTGCTGGTGCACCACCAATAATAACTTTAAATGAAGGACCTCAAGGTCCAGAGTCAATACTTCCTGAGTTTTCACCTAATGTAAGTGCTGCTGGAACCATTACATCTGTTGATGTTTTGAATAGTGGTCGTAACTTCCTACCTACTCAGAATCTTTCAGCAGTAATTTCAAGTGGTAACGCAACATTTGAAGTTCAAACTGATCCAATATTATTCACTGTAAGTGAAGCAACTGAATCAGCATCGGTTACAGGTATTACAACAGTTACATTTAATGAATTTGTTCCTTATCCTATTTTCAATGATACAGATGTTAAGTTTGTAAGATTAAGTCGTATCATCACAAGTTCTCATTCATTTGAATACATCGGTGCTGGAACAGACATAAATACCTCAAACCCGTTCCAAGGTGGAAAACCAATACCTGAGAATGAAGTGATTGCAATTAATGGAGGTCAAGTTCCATTTACAAGTACCGATCAAAAGGGTAATTTCAGAATTGGTGATGGTCTAACAATTGACCAAACTACATCAACAATTCGAGGAAGAGATTTTAATAGAGCAATCCAAGCACAACTTACACCACTGATTTTAGCATTGAAGTAATATGGCAATAGCACCAGTCAATAAATTTGTTTCTCTTGCAGTTCCTGTTGCACCAGGTCTGCAAAAGTTGTATGAGGTTCCGACTGGCACATCTGCATTGTTGTTGTATGCTCAAGTAGCAAATGTTGGCATAGCAGTAACATATCCAAAAGTAACTTTTGTTCAAAAGAGAACATCAAGAAGCACAGGAAATACCAGAGATGTTCGTGTAGTCAAAGATGCAGAGATACCACCAAATGACGCAGTAATACTAATTGATGGTAGATTAGTTTTAGAGAAAACACCATTAGTATTAGATCAAATATATGTTCAGGGAACACAAGATGGAGTTGGTATAATTACAGGAGTAAATTATGATGAACCAACTGGTATTGCAACTGTTTTTACAAAGGAGGCACATAATTTTAGTGTAACAGATCCAGTTACAATGGCTGGTATAGCGTTTACTTGTCTAGGAACAACTGGAATTACAACAACCGTTTTTCCAGATCCACAACAATCTTATACTGTTGATACAGTAGCCAATACAAAAGAATTTTCAACAGTGGTTGGTGGTAGTAAAGGGTATGTTCATCTATATGGATCGGCAATACATTATTTTGAAAGGGCAAGAGATAATGCTATTGAGGTATCTGTCGGAACAGGTGGTTATACTTTATTCACTGCTGCAACAGGAACTTCTTATAATCCTGCAAATGGTAATCTTGTAATACAAACAGCAAGTTCACATGGATTATCTGTAGGAGATTTGATAAGAATAGATGATGGTGGAATTACCTTTACATGTGCAACAGATAGTAATGCATCCAATCATCCATATCCAAGAGCGACTGACCCTGCGAGTGGTAAAATTTTAACAATAACTGCTGTAACTGCAAATACATTTACATTAAATGTAGGAACATCGTCCGATACATCAACACATACTTTTGTTTCTGGTGTAGCAAATGCTATTAAAAAAATTAATACAAGATTTAATGTATCTAATGCAGTATATAATGGTGGTCCACAGACAAATACAGTTCATGGAATAACAAATTTAGCAGCGGGTGAGATAGTTTTAACATTAACTGCTAATCATAATTTGACTGGAGGAAACAAAATAAGAATTGCAATTGATTCAATAATATTTACATGCACTATGGATAATCGTGCAACAGAGCATGCTTATCCAAGAAAAACAGATCCTGCTGCTCCAACACCAAGACCATCTGACGCAAAAAATCTTGGAGGAGATATTGCTGTATCAATTTATTCAGCAAATCAGTTAAGACTTAATGTATATCCAAGTTTATCTGGTGGATTCTTTGCACCACTTCAAATGGAACTTATTGCAAGTATCCTAGAAAATAGTACGTCGTAATATGCCAAAGTATCTAAGTGGTAGAGCCAAAAGAGTACCGCAGGATCAGTTATCCGACGATAGGTATCAATATCTTGCATTAGATCAGGCAGAACCAAATTTAGCAGATCCAATAACAGGACCATCAGTTCCATCGGGTTCTCAATATCAATTAGTTGCAGTGCCAGGTTTTCCTGGTAAAAGATATTGGGTTCCAGTTGGAGGAGGTTTGGTTCCTGGTGCAATCACAATTTTTGATGAGGGAACTATTGTTTCTGCATCAAGTAGTATTACACAATTAAATTTTGTTGGTGCTGCTGTTACAGCAAATGTAAGTGTTCAAAGTCCTTCTGGATTTCCTGGTATTGCTGCTACTATCACAGTCAATCCAGTTTCGATTACAGATAATCCACCTTCAAATGCTAGAAATGGTGAATTATGGTGGGAAAGTGATACTGGTGATTTATATGTTTACTATGAAGATGTTAATAGTGCTCAATGGGTAACTACAAATACTGGTGGTGCAGGACCAGCGGGTGATAAAGGTCAGAAGGGTGAGAAAGGTCAAAAAGGTGAAAACGGATTATCAGGAAATCAGGGTGATAAGGGTGATAAGGGACAAAAAGGTGAAAAAGGTTCAGTTGAAGCACAAGGTAATAAAGGTCAAAAAGGTGAGACGGGTGTTGGTCAGAAAGGTCAAAAAGGTGAGAAGGGTGATAAGGGTCAAAAAGGAACTGATGGTACTGATGGAACAAAAGGTGAAAAGGGGCAAAAGGGAGAAACAGGACAAAAGGGTGAGAAAGGTCAAAAAGGAACTTCAGGTGGTGGAGCTACAGTAACAATATCTGATTCAGCACCAGGTAGTGCATCAACTGGTGATATGTGGTGGGATAGTGATGATTTTGATTTACATGTTTACTATGGTGATGGTGATTCTAATCAGTGGGTCTCAGTTACATCAAATGCTGCATTAAAAGGTCAGAAGGGTGAGAAAGGTCAGAAGGGTGTTAAAGGTGAAAAGGGTGAGAAAGGTGAAAAGGGTCAGAAAGGTGAGGTAGGTGCTTCAGGAAATGCAGGAGGTGATGGTGATAAGGGACAAAAAGGTGAAGTAGGAGCAGCAGGAGCAGATAACTCTACGAAAGGTCAAAAGGGAGAAGTGGGTGTTGGTAATAAAGGACAAAAAGGTGAAGTAGGAGCAGCAGGAGCAGATAACTCTACGAAAGGGCAAAAAGGAGAAATAGGTGCAGATAACTCTACGAAAGGTCAGAAAGGTGAAGTAGGTGCTGATAATTCTACGAAAGGTCAAAAAGGTGAAGTTGGTGCTTCAGGATCAGCAACGATTTCTAATAATGCTGATGATAGAGTGATTACAGGTGGTAGTGGAACTAATTTAAATGGTGAAGCAAATTTAACTTTTAATGGATCTACTCTTGTTGTGAGTGGTAATTTAAATGTAACTGGAACCATCACTGGAACTGTAGCAAGTATTCCTTCAGGAACAAGAATGTTATTTAATCAAACAAGTGCACCAACTGGTTGGACAAAGGATACTTCTTCTACAAACCGAGCATTGAGACTTGTTTCTGGAACTGTAGGAACTGGTGGTGCTAATACATTTACTGGACAACTTAATGCTTCGGTAACTACATCAGGTGGTTCAGTTTCTAATCATACACTTACCACTGCTCAATTACCAGCTCACTTCCACAACGTTTGGACAAGAAACGAGACAAATATTGATGGTTCTCGTGGTACTAGTAATCAAAATACTGCTGATCATCATTGGACTAGTAGTGGTAGTGGATATCGTCAGGTTCACATTGGAGGTGGAAATTACGCTCCTACTTCTTCAAATACTGGTAGTGGTAATTCTCACAATCACGGGTTTACAAACCCTAGCTTTAACTTGAATATTGCTTACACAGATGTTATAATAGCTCAGAAGGATTAATTATGAAACTAGAACAAGGAAAATTTTGTCCACTTATCGGTAAAGACTGTATTGGATTACAGTGCTCTTGGTTTACTCAAATTAGAGGAAATGATCCTCAGACTGGTAAAGAAATTGATGAGTGGGCTTGTGCAGTAACTTGGATGCCAATGCTACTAATAGAAAATTCACAGAAACAAAGAGAGACTGGTGCTGCTGTTGAATCATTTAGAAATGAAACACTGAATCGTATATCTCAAACCATAGAGCACGTTAAAATAAATAAAATTGAAGGAGATATTGAATCATGAACACCTCTCTAGTTATTATTACTTCAGATAAAACAATCGGTATTGGCACTACTATTATTAGTGGTATTGGAACTGATATGTCTTGGATACCGTCGGATGTTCATGCAGTTCACTGGGATGGTTCATCGGGTGAGATTGAATATAATGATGGTAAAGCAAATCTTGGCATCACATCTATTGGAATATATTCTCAAGCAGATACAACATTCAATAATGAGATTCAAAGAAAAAAAGATTTGGGTGATGCGTCTGTTTCTCAATCATCATTTTTGTGGGCAAAATTAAGAAGTGAGAGAGATGATCTTTTATTATTTTCAGATTTTAGTCAATTGGGTGATGTTGGATTTAATGATACTAAAAAAGCAGAGTGGGTAACTTACAGACAATCACTTAGAGATCTTCCCTCAAACACAAGTGACCCTGCAAATCCAACTTGGCCAACTAAACCATCGTAATAATGTTAGAAACCTATACAATTTCTAAGATTGATGTTCTTGAGGGAAAGTCTGAAATCAATTTAGAGGGTCTTTCTAAACTTATTTTAGAATTAGAAAGTGAGAAATCTTTTGATTTAGCAGGAGATACTTCAAAATGTCCAGAGTCTCCAATTATCAATCAGATAATAAATGAGATGACGGACTCATTTTATAAAACAACTGGTTTAACAATTAAATTATGTAAAAAATGGAGTCATATTCATCATAAAAATATGAGTACTAATATGCATGATCATTATCCAGATGATATATCTTCTGTTTTTTATATTTCTGCACCTAAAGGTTCTGGCAATATTGTATTCTATCCTAATTGGTTTACACATCAGAGATATAGTCGTGGGGATACAAGTTCTTTTACTCCAGAAGTAGGTAAGTTTCTTATATTTCCAGGCACATTAGATCATGCAGTGATGAGAAATCACTCAGATGAACCAAGGATTTCATTAGTATTTAATTTTAACATTTTAAATTAAAGAAATATTAATAAATAAAGTATGGCAGTTAATTTTCCAAATAGTCCTAGCGTTAATGACACCTTTACATCAAATGGTGTTACATTTAAGTGGGATGGAACTGCTTGGAAACTACCCGCATCGCCAGGTGTAAAAGGAACAAAGGGAGATATAGGTGAAAAGGGACAAAAGGGTGAGAAAGGTGAAAAGGGTGAAAAAGGTCAGAAAGGTCAGAAAGGTGAACTTGGTATTACAGGAGATAAAGGACAAAAAGGTGAGAAAGGACAAAAAGGAGAAGTAGGTGTTTCAGGTGGTGCAGGTAATAAAGGTCAAAAAGGTGAAAAGGGTGAGAAAGGACAAAAAGGTGAACTTGGTATTACAGGAGATAAAGGTCAAAAAGGTGAGAAAGGTCAAAAAGGAGAAGTAGGTGCTCAAGGTTCAGGTGGTGCTGGTGGAGATAAAGGTCAAAAAGGTGAAAAGGGTGAGAAAGGTCAAAAAGGAGAAGTAGGTGCTCAAGGTTCAGGTGGTTCAGCAGGTGATAAAGGTCAAAAAGGTGAGAAAGGTCAAAAAGGAGAAGTAGGTGCTCAAGGTTCAGGTGGTTCAGCAGGTGATAAAGGTCAAAAAGGTGAAGTGGGAGCTACGGGTGGTGGTGGATCTACTGGTTCAAAAGGACAAAAAGGTGAAGTAGGTGCTACTGGTGGTTCTGGAAGTGTAGGTAGTCAAGGTAATAAAGGACAAAAAGGTGAAGTGGGAGCTACGGGTGGTGGTGGATCTACTGGTGCAAAAGGACAAAAAGGTGAGGTGGGTGCTGCAGGTTCTAATGGTTCTAATGGTTCTAATGGTGCCAAAGGTCAAAAAGGTGAGGTAGGTGCTACAGGTTCTACAGGTGCAGTTAATTTAGCTCAAAATATAAGATCCTACACTTCAAATGCACAATATTCACCATCATCAAATACAAAACATATAA